ACATGAGCGGCCTCCGCTTAGTCCCCGCCGATCCAAAGGACGCCTGATGTGCATTTCGTCTCCGAAGAAGCCCAAGATTCCGCCGCCCGCAGCTCCGCCCCCGCCTCCTCCGCCACTTCCTGATCCGGAGGTGTACGCCAAGGCTGCGGCCCCTGCGGAAAAGAAGAAGCGACGGCAGCAGAAGCGAGGAACTAAGTCACTGCGAAGCGATCTTCAGATTCCCTCGCCTTCCACTGGCCTCTCGATTCCTTCTAGCTCCTAAGCCACAGTGGACCTCACCGTAGAGTCTAGTCAGGACAACGCCTCCATCAAGGCCCGCTTTCACCAGCTGGCTACACGACGAGAGCCTTTCCTGAGGCGAGCCCGAGCATCCTCGCAGCTCACCCTGCCGAACTTGATTCCCCCAGACGGCCACGCGGATAGCACAGAGCTTCCGACACCGTGGCAGTCTGTAGGCAGCCGAGGTGTCAATCACTTGGCCTCGAAGCTGCTGCTCAGCCTGCTCCCTCCTAACCAGCCTTTCTTTCGATTCTCCCTTGATCCCTACGTCCTAGACACGTTGGCGAACGGGGACGACTCCCAGAAGAGCGAGATTCAAACAGCCTTCTCTCGCATTGAGACTTCGATCATGTCGATCGTGGATTCCGAAGGCTATCGCACTTCTGCTTTTGAATCCCTCAAGCACTTGCTTGTTGGAGGTAACGCCCTCCTCTATGACGACGCCCGCTCCCCTGGGTTCCGGGTGTTCCACCTGTCTCGGTACGTTGTTCAACGTGACTCCGCAGGCAACGTCTTTGAGCTGATCGTAAAAGAGGATATCCCTTTAGCGGATGTTCCTGAAGAGGCCCGCGAGCTTGCAGCACAGGAAGCTGCAAAGCAGAAAACAGATAGCGTCGAACTGTACACTCGTGTCTCTAAGAATCCTGAAGGAGCCAAGTGGACCGCTACTCAAGAAGTAGCGGGCCAAGCTCTGTCGAACACGGACACCTATCCTGACAAGAAGAACCCCTGGCTCGCTCTGCGATGGACTCGCATCGACGGGGAAGACTACGGTCGGGGACTGATTGAAGAGTACGCTGGTGACTTGAACAGTCTTGAGGGACTGACTCGTGTACTGGTCGAAGGCTCTGCAATCGCTGCCAAGACCCTCTTTCTCGTCAACCCCTCTGGCTACACCAAGCCCGAAGATGTTGCCAACGCCGCTAATGGCGATGCCATCTCTGGTAACGAGGCCGATGTAGGAGTCCTCACGACTGACAAGAACGCTGATTTTGCCGTGGCATATCAGATGGTCTCTCAGCTCACTGAACGTCTCAGCCAAGCCTTCCTTCTTCATCGTGTCCGTGACGCTGAACGAGTAACGGCCGAAGAAGTTCGCTTCAACGCCAACGAACTCGAAAGCTCCTTAGGCGGCGTGTATTCCATCTTAGCTCAGGAGTTTCAACTGCCTTTGATCCATCGGATCATGGCGAGACTCACAGCTGAGAAGAAGATCCCAACGCTTCCCGATAGCGTCCATCCTGTCATCGTCACAGGCGTGGATGCCCTGGGCCGGTTCCACGAGTTGTCTAAGCTTAACTCCTTTGCCCAGACCATGACACAGTACTACGGTCCTGAAGTTGTGGCTCAGTGGACTAAACCCGATCAGATGGCCCAAGTCGTTGCGGCGAGCCTGGGCCTGGACATCACTCCTGTCTGGAAGACTCCAGAGGAGATTCAACAAGAACAACAGGCCCAGCAAGGCCAGCAGCTCTTACAGTCCCCGCTCGCAGCTAAGGTTGCAGACGGGGTCATCCAGAACGCGGCTAAAAATGCTGAAGAGCCTGAAGGTGAATAATGACTGACACCGCAACACCTGTCCCCCCTACTGACCCGACTCTCCCTGACCCCGCTGAAGCTCCGTCGCGTCCCGAGTGGCTCCCGGAAAAGTTCGAGACACCCGAGGCCTTCGCTGAAGCCTACTCACAGCTTGAGTCGAAGCTCGGCACTCCCTCGGACGCTCCTGACCCAGCCGATGCCGTCAACCCTCCAGAGGAGGAGGCCCCTGCTCAGATCACTGTTGATACAGTCCTAGAGCAAGCTGGCCTTGATCGTGACGCGATGGTCCAGGAGTACCAAGAGAACGGCGGCTCCCTCACCGACGCCACTCTCGCCAAGCTCGAAGCCGCTGGGTACAACCGCGACTTCGTAGGCAGCTATCTCGAAGGCGAGAAGGCCAAAGCTCAGCGAGAGTTCACTGAAGTCTTCAAGGACACGCCAACAGGCGGCGAGGACTGGGCTGACAAGGTAGCTCCTTGGCTCTCCCAGAACCTCAACGACCAAGAGAGAACTGCTTTCAACGACCTGATGAACAGCGACTCGACCGAGGCGAAGCGGATCGCTATCCGTGACGCTTACGCGAAGTACTCGCAAGCTAACGGGAGCGAAGGCAATCTCATCTCTGGGACGCCTGCGGGTGGCGGAGGCAAGAACTCCTACAGCCATCACGATGAGTTCCGACAAGATGTGGCCTCTGAGCAATACGCGAAGAGTGCTGCGTTCCGAAACCAAGTTGCTCGGAAGCGAGCGAACTCCAACTTCTAACATGAAACCTGGAATCAAAACCACAGAGTTCTGGTTGACCTTGGTCGCCACAGCTCTATCGTTCGTCGTCTCTCAGGGCATCGTGACTGAAGATCAAGTCGCTACAGTTCTGGGCTATGCTGGGATCATCCTGGCTCCTCTTGGGTACACCTTGGGTCGTTCGGCAGTCAAGGTGAAGACCAATGACTCGTAAGAGCCCAGCCTTCCTGCTCTGCCTAACGCTTCTCCTAAGCGGCTGTAGTTTCCTACAGTCCCGAGAGAGCTACGCAGACGCGAACGAACTCTTCAACTTGACAGTCTCCCGGCTTCTTGCTGAGCGAGGCGAGTCGATCTCTGAAGACGAGTGGCAAGAAGAAGTACTTCCTCTCATCAACTTGGCAGACTCGCTGCTAGACGCCTATGGCGTAGCTACGCGAGCTGGTCGAGACGGTGAGTTCGCTTTGTCCGAGCTGTCCAACGTCCTCCAAGCTCTCCAGAAATACCTTGTGGAAACCCGAAGCAATGCCAGTTGATCCTGTCACCATCGCTATGTCAGCTCTCGAACTGGCCATCCTTGCTGCGGAAAACCGCAAGCGAAACTTGGCAGGCCAGCTGGAGCCCTATATCCAGCAGCTGGAAGAAGCTCGTAAAGAGCTGGTAGCTCAGGCTAACGCCCCGCTTCCCCCTGTCATCCCGGAACCTACTGAAGAGGAGTAGCTCGTGAGGCTTCGTCTCCGTGGAAAGCTCTGGCGACTCTTGATAACCAAAGACACTCTCGGCACAGCCAAAGGCTCCTGTGAAGCACCTACGCTTCCAAACAAAGCCATACGCATCCGCCCGAGTCTCAAAGGGCGTCAAGAACTCGACACCTACATCCACGAGATGCTTCACGCTTGCCTCTGGGATTTGGATGAAGAAGCTATCACAGACAGTGCAACAGATATTGCACGGGCTCTGTGGCGGCTTGGGTATCGCAAGACAACTGAATAGACCATCCCCACAGAGAGAATCTGTGGACCTTCTCGTAAGGCTTCGCGTCCCTCTCCCGATTGGCCATCGGTGATGTCCCGAGGCTAGAGACTTCGGGCCAGTCCTTCAGGAAGGGCTAGGCCCATTTGATTCTCCTTTCGCTCCTCCGGACTGCTTACGCAGTTCGGGGGAGTTTTTGATTCCTCAACGACACTCGTTGCGGCCCTCTGCGGAGGACAACCGACATGACGACGTTACCAGGAACATGTCTCACGCCTCACCTTTCTCTCCTCCCCTCATAGGATCACAAGTCTCTAATTGCTGCACCCAACGGAACCCCTACTCGGCTAGGTGCCGTGAACGGGGCCGCTGCGAACTTTGCGGAAGAAGCCGCCCTCTTCGACCAGGTATTCGTCGAAGAAATCTACGCACAGTTCGAGAAGCGGAACAAGGCTCTCTCTCGTTTCAAGACTCGCACGATTCCCGAAGGCTCTGGTGCCCGCTTCCTGTTCACCGGAACTTCGGCCGCGTCGTACCACACTCCCGGTACTTACCTGGTTGGCGATAACTTCCTGCAAGCCGAGAAGGTCATCAACATCGACAAGA